GCGAGTACGAACGTGTGGTCTGCCGTGAACTTGATCATGCCTGCTCTCCTTGGTTGTCGGGTAGCCGACCAGCCGGTGCAGCGATTGCCGGCCGGTCGGCGTCTTGGTATTCCTCCAGGTATGCGTCAACGTCCAGGTAGATGTAGCGGCCGCGCGGCGTCACGTTGTTCATCGACAGCGTCTGGTTGATGCACTCGATAAACGGTTTGGCGCCGAACAGGTAGAGGTCTTGGCGGGCCTGTTGCGCGTTGGCGTAGGTCATGCCGCCTCCGGTCGGTGCGCCGACCAGGTAGGGCGGGATGTTGGCGACGCGCGCCATTTCCAACGCCTGGTAGGTGCGTGCCTCGGTGAGCTGCAGTTTGCTCGGATCCATCATCGATTCCTTCCATTCGACGTACTGGTTAAGTGCGGCGATGGCGTTGTTGTTGCGGGCGGCGGCGAACGCGGCCGCCATCTCCGACAGTTCTTCGCCGCTCAACGGCTCGCCCTCGGTCTGTTTCAACACCCCCGCGGGCGTCTGGTTCTTGGCGAACCGTTCGGCTGACGTGTCAAGGTTAAGGTTGGTGCGGATGGCGCGGGCGCCCATGGTCAACACGCCCTGGATCGGCGAGATGAACTGCACCACGTCGTTGGGGTTGAGCTCAAAGCCGTTGAACGTGATGTTGCGCGACGGCCCGAAATACTGCGGCCCGGCTTGGTCGCGTGTCTGCACGTTTGAGGCAGGCACCCAGGTGAAGGCGTTGGGGAAGCCGTTGCCGAGGCGGCTGGTGATGATCCAGAAGGCGCGGCCGTAGAACATCAGGTCGTCGACGGTCCACGAGATGATGAAGTTGCGGGTGACGTTGGGGTCGGGTTGCTGGAACCAGGTGTCGTCGGGCAGCTCAATGTCAACGTAGTCCTCGTCGACCCACTGGCGGGCGTACTGGCGGATTTCCAAGCAGCTGACCATTGAGCAGATGAGGTCGCGGGCGCGGCTGACGGTCGGGATTTGGATTGCCAACTGCCGGTCAAAGCCGGTCGTGTAGGTCATGAAGTTGCCGATGTACGGGTCACCAGCGGCGGCCGCCACTCCAATCTTGTGGTCGTTGTCGACGGCTGCGACTGGTCGGCGCTTGAGCGTGAAAATCGGCATGGTGCGACAAGTCTAGGCGCTGGATGCGACGACCGGTCTGTTGACCATCGGACGCGGACGCGCCGACATGCCGACGACCCACACCAGGCAGCGTGCCAGCTCGATCGGCCCGGCTGAACGGTTGCTGGACAGGGCGATTGCGCCGCGTGTGCGGACGGCGACGCTGCGGCCGACGTGTTCGGCGAGCATCGTCTCGCCGGTGTGCGCGACACGGCCTTCCATAATCAGGTTCCTGACGCTGGCGGTGTACCGCAATATTTCTTGGTAGCCGACGACGGTGCGGCGGCGTTGCAGGTCGGTGGGACAGGCGACGTCAAGCGTCGGGGTGATGGCGACGACGAGACCCGGATGTTTGGCGATTTGTGCCCTGATGTTGTCCCACACTTGGGTGATTGTCTGGCACATGAAGGCGACGGTGGCGGTCAGCGTGCCGGACGAGTTGCCGTTGCAGCGCACGGCGACGTAGCGGCCGTCGTCCATCGACGATTCGACGGCGAGGATGCCGCCTGGCAGCGGCGGCGATTCGGTGCGCAACGTCTCCCACCGGCCGGGCGGCAGCCACGACAGTTCGGATTGCACCCACAAATTTACGCTGCTCCGCAAGAAGGCGGCACGGTTGGGGCCTTTCGCTTCCTGCTCAATAGTGCGCACGTCAAGCGTGTGGCCGAGTGCAGGGTTGGCGTACTGCCAGGCGGGCAACGTCATCGGGTCAAGCTCCGGCGGCGGCGAATATTCCGCCAGGTAGATGCCGATCGGCTTCTCTTCGTCGACGGCACGCACGCCTTGCTCGCGCCATCTCATCATCGCCACCGATTCCTCAGTACCGGCCGTCGACCACATCGAGCACAACGGGTTGGGTCGCGCGCGTTGTGTAGGCAGCAGTCCGATGTCAAGCGTCTCGTCGTCAACACCGAACAATTCGTCGACCACGATTAGGTCGCAGCTCATGCCGTGACCGCTTGAGGGCCTGGCGGCTTTGACGTGCCACCACGACTTGCCGACTTTGATGCTGTTGCGGCCGTATGCCCACCGCGCCCGCACGTTGTGCTTGTCCTCAATCAACGGCGCCAAGTCTTGGAACAGCGCCGTCGCCAAGTCGAGCCGGTGCGCAGTCGACACGATGGTCTGCGGCCCGGCAATCTTCGAGTACTCGGTCAGCCACCAGCCAATCAACGCCTTCAACGCGACCGTCTTGCCGTTCTGTCGCGCGACCGACACCAACGACTTCGAGTTGCACCACCGTCCGTCGGCGTCGTAGGCCAGCTGCGCGTCAAGGACGTGACGTTGCCACGGCATCAACTTTACGCGCAAGAACTTTGACGCCCATTCACTCACGGCGGGTCCGTGAGTGCCGACTGATCCGACGACAACCGTCTCGATTCGCGGCAAGTCATGGCCAGACCCGGCCGCTTCAGTCCGTTCCTTGGGGGATACCGAGTGAAATGGGCGGCGGGGGCGGCGTGACCCTTGTCCAAGAACGGCCGCTCGGGCTGCCGCCTTGCGCGGCTGCTTGACCCCTCGGCGCGCTCGGGCGTTGCGTGTTCGCTTGGCGTTCACATAGTTCGCGCCCCGCTTGCCGTTGCACTGCTTGCATGACGGCACCAAGTTGTCAATGGTGTCACTGCCACCAGCGTCATGCTCAATCAGGTGGTCGGCTTCCGTCGCCTTGCGTCTCTTGCACCAGTGGCACACCGGGTTGTCGCGCAGGATTTCTTTGCGGGCCTTCAGGTACTTGGCGTTGCTGGTGCGTTTGGGCATAGCTACCGTTTGCGGGGGAGCCGCCCCCCCGCACCCCCCGGTCGCGCTTCGCTGGCGCTCGCGCACCGTTGCAGTGGTTCGATTCGCATGACCGCTCAGGCTAGGCGACACCCTTTCGTTGCGTGTTTCAGTTTCGTGCAGGGCTTGACTCGCCTGGTGACTTGCACCGAGTCACAAGGCCCCCGGGCTCCACCCGACCGTTGACAAGCACGGTTCACACCCGCCCCACGATTGATCTGTTCGCAGGGACTTGCCAGCCTCTCTGACGGGCGAACTGACGATGATGAGTCGCCGAGGATTTGCACCTGCACCAGGTCACGCGGCCTGGACGCACCGATGTAATCGGCCTACTTCAGTTGCGTTTTATGCTTTCTCTTTCCATGCGTCGATGATTTGCGACGCTTGATGTTTGGTTAGCTCGTCAAGCTTGGTGATTTGGACGTTGATGATAGGTGCGACATGTTCGCAGATGGTCGGCGTCAATGTCCAGCCTCTCGCGCGTGCCAGGGCGCGAATCATGCCAAGCTGTTTCGGGGATGCGTGCCCCGGCTTCATGGTGACGACTTTGCCGTAGGTCTGCGGCTCCTTGGTGAATGGATCGTCGGCCACGCTGCCGTCCTTGCGGGTGACGACCTGCGGTTCGGGTTGGCGTGCCAACACTTCCTGCTTGGAGGCCATCTTGTGGTCGACGCCGAAGCCCATCATGCCCAAGGCGCGCCCGAGCGCCGATGTGGACGCGTTCATCTGTTCGGAGTCGCGCGTGTAGGGCGTCGTGCCAGGGAACGGTTCCCAACAGTAGGCGATGACCGGCAGCGGGTCGTCCTTGTCGCGCCACACCATGCACTTAATCTCGATGTAGAGCTTGTCGTTGACTTCACGGAAGATGGGTTGCGATTCTTGGATGCGCAAGTCGGGGTGTTTCTCGAGCGCCATGCGCAGGCGTGTCGGTACGTCGACGTAGTTGTCAAGGTTGAAGGTCAGGGCGTGCCTCCCTAAGGATGTTGATCAGGTTGATCCATTCGTAGCAGGGCATTACCGCCAGCCATTTGCCAGGGTCTGTTTCGCCTGCGCGTTTGGCGACGATGACGCCGGTGTAGGCGTCGGCGTTGATGATTTGGGTGGCGAGACGCCTGAAGTATTGCGGCCAGTCGTGCTGCTGCCGGTTCTTGACCTCGATGACGACGCCCGGGATGCCGGACACGTCGCCGCAGTCGTCGTGCGTCCCGGCTTGGATGCGTGCCGCCTTGGGGTGGCCCATCGTCTGCAACCATCTGACCACATCGAGCTCCGCGCGGTTGCCTTTGCGTTTCTGGCTAGAAGCCACGTTCGATCACCATGTCCCCGACGATGTGTCTGGGTGCGTCTTTGAGTTGGTCGGTGGCGTCGGCCATGTGCAGGCAGTTGAGGTAGCCGATTGCGTCCACCAGGCTGTCTTCGTGCAGTTTCTCGACGCGCAGGCTCTTCATCAACCGGGCGAGTTTGACGCAGACCATGAACAGGATGGCTTCTTGCACCGTCAGGTTGTGGTGGTAGTTGGTGAGCGTGCTGAACAGTCTGCGCACCAGCGTGTAGTCGGTCCACGGGTCGCCGTACTGCGTCTGCCGGTCGCCTTTGGTGAGTTGCCAGGCGCGGTAGGCCGCGTCACCTGGGTCGATGTTGCTGCTCATCGTCGTCCTTGTTGGTGACTACAAGATAAATCAAGCATGTGATGGAGATGCCGATGATGACCCAGGCAAAGATGTAGTCAGTCGGGCACATTGTCTGCGGTCGTCCAGTTCGACCATCCGTGTTTGGTCGAGATATGCCAGGCGGCGTGGGCGTTGACCAGCGGGTTGAGCAGGTCGGTGCAGTCGTTAACGATGCCCATCGTCTGCAGGTAGCCGCGCGGCCAGTATTCGACCGGGGTGCACCAGTAGTCGTTGATTTGCCACAGGCCGAACGATTGTCCGTTGTCGCCGATGCTGTCGGGCAGGCACATTGACTCCAGTTCGGCAATTTGCAGCGCGTACGGCAGCTGCTCGGCGGTGAAACCGCCGCGCAAGGCGACATCGGCCCATTCTGCGCACCCTGGCCCCTGGTAAGGGGGCAGGGTGGTTTCGCTCGTCTGCGGGCTTCCTGACGCGTCTGGCAACGTGCCAGCCTCCACCGGGGAGTAAGCGGTGGAAGCAGGCACGAGGCCCCAGGTGTCGACTGCCGGGTCTTGGTTGTAGGCAAGACCGAAGCCGAACAGCGAGGCGACGACCACACCGATCAGATAGTTGGGGTTCATGATGCGCTTGGGTGTACGAGCGGGACGTGTTTCAGTTCTAATGGTTCACTCCAGTCGTCTACTGGTGTGTTACGGAGGCGCAGCTGCGCGCGTCGGATCGTGCCGTTGTTGGTGAACACTACAAGCCAGAATTCTTGGCCGGTGTCTAGGCACCATCCGGTCAGCTGCTGAACCATCTCAAACCTTGACCCTCAACTGCGTTTGCCATGTGTCCAACGCTGCCTTCCATGCGGCTGTTTGATAACGCTTGAATTTGCGTTTTTGACCGTTCTGCAATCTTGTCAATAATGTTCTTACACCAACTGCCGTCAAGGTCAAACCGTATTTCTTGTTCATTGTGTCGGCAATGTGACGCAAGTTGTAACCATCAAGGTACATGTGCACGATTTCCTTGTGTTGTTCAATGTCAAGGTAATTTTGCGTCTTCTCTTTTAGCGGCAGCAGTCGTTCAATCTCTGGTGTGTTGTCCTCCGTGATGATGTCACAGAATTCTTGATCTGTCAGCGCGCCTTGTGTGTGCAGTTTTTTCAGCAGTACTAACAACTTGCTTTTCATGTGATCCTCCAGGATTGGTTGGTGGTGCCAGTCGGCACCGATACCACCTTAGCGGCTCTTTCGCCGCTTGTGGGGGATTTGCAGCCGTACTATCTTTCGCACTATTCGGCGGGGTATTTGCAGTACGCCGTCGACGCCCTGGTCTTCGGTCAGGGATTGGGCCAGCACGACGTGGCGGTCATTGGGTTTGCTGGTCATGAAGCCGACGGAATGGACGATGGCCGGGTCGTCGTTGAGGTCGTCCAGCTCGTGCCATTCGTTGTTGGACAGGGAGTAGGCGTCGATCCAGACGACCAGCACCAGCGGTTTGTCTAGTCCAGCCATATGACGTATTCGGCGGCGACACGGCCCTTGGCGGGGTCGACGTAGTGCAGCCGTTGGGAGGGGACGTTGGTGGCGGCGACGAATTCGCGCGCGTACTCGTTGTGCGATTCGGGTGACCCGGTGACGAAGATGCGTCCGCCGTTGGACATGGTGAGTGTCATCGGGCTGTGCCAGTGGCCCATGTAGCAGTCGTGAAAGTTTTCGATGACGCCGCCTGCCCAGGCGTTGACCTTGCGCAGGATGCCGAACGCCGGGGTGTTGCCGCCGAACGACTTGATCTCGTCGCCGTGCACGAGCAGCGCCTTGTATTCGCCGATGTTAAACACCTGGTACCAGTTGGAGTCGCCCTGCCACGATTTGACGACTCCGGCGGGCAGCCTGTCTTGCACAATCTTGTACGCCATGCGGTCAATGTTGTCGCCGACGGGCATGTCGCCTTTGCGGCCGAGCCTGCCGTGGTTGCCGTATTCGCAGACGACGTGCACGGCCGGGAAGTAGTCGGCGAGCCGCAGCAGGGTGCGTTCCATGATTGCGGCCGCCATGAACAGCTGCTCGAACAGGTGCACGTCGACCTCGTAGGCCTGCCCTGGGAAGATGCCGATGCCTTCGACCATGTCGCCGCCGAGCATGACGACGCACGACTCGACCGGGTGGTGGCGGCGTTGGATGTCGGTAATCGAGATGACTTTGTCGACGAACCGTTGGATGCGCGTGTTGAGCTCGTGCGGGTTGTAGGAGACGGTGCGTTTGCCGAGCTGCCAGTCGGTGAGGTGCACGAGCGCCACCTCCGATTTGAGTTTGCGTT